ACTCTTATTTGACTCATGGGCTGAGAATGATTGGCTGAGATTCGACAACTACATGATTGGATGCCTTCAGAACTATCTACAATTCGGACTTGTCAAATCAATCAGCATCAACGCAGATGCCAAAAGATTTATCCAGGCAACTTGCAAGGATTTCTTTGATTGGGTTGAGGAAGGCAATCTTCCTGTATCAATTTACCACTACAATTCAGCCAAGCTCCAAGAGTTTACATCTGAGTTCACAGGATTTAAGGACCTGGAGCCTCGCAGATTCTTAAAATGGGTGCAGTCGTATGCTGATTTCAAAGGATTGACATTGACCAAGGGGAGAAACCACAACGGAAGATACTTCGAACTTGAAGGAGAACAGTCAACCCCACCGACTGATGGTGATGTGTGGGATGAGTTAAATGATAAAGCAAAAGAACTATGACACGACAAGAGCGACAAATCCTCAAAGACCTCCAGCTGCAATACAAGATGGCAAAGTACCCAACAATGAAGCCTGAGATGATATCACTCAATCACTGGAATGATAACTCAGCAAATGAACTGACTAAGTCGGTGATTGCATTCCTTCAGTTCAATGGATGCCAAGCGGAGCGCATCAACACAATGGGTGTGTATCGCAAAAAGTACCGCACTGATGGTGTTGCCATTGGTGGGCAGTGGACCAAGGGAACAGGTACACCAGGTTCAGCAGATATCTCTGCCACGATCAAGGGGAGAAGTGTGAAGATTGAGGTCAAATATGGCAAGGATAGGCAGTCAGATGTGCAGAAAGCATATCAGAAAGCCATCGAAGAGGCTGGTGGCACATACATAATCGTAAAAACTTTTGCAGATATGCTGAAATTTTATGATGAGTTTACACAAGTAATCAAATAAATGCTTATTTTTACAATAAATTCTAACAATTATGACAACAACAAGGAAAAAAACTGAGGAGGCAGAGATGCCAACCCTCAACATTTGGCAGAAACTACACGCTGCCAAGCAGCAAATTGGCAAGGTGTCCAAGAATGCAACGAATCCACACTTCAAAAAGAGTTACGCTGATATCAATGCGCTGCTCACAACGGTGGAACCAATACTTCACGAGCATGGACTGCTATTGTTGCAGCCTGTGGTTGGCAATGATGTGGTGACTCGCATCATCGACATCGAGACAGGTGAGAACATCGAGTCATTCATGAGCTTACCGCCAATGGTGGACCCTCAGAAATCATTGGCGGCTGTTACCTACTTCAGACGAGGTACTTTGCAGTCACTTCTCTCACTTCAAGCTGTGGATGATGATGGCAACACAGCGGCATCGGCAGCAACATCTAAGCCAAAGATTGACAATGCTCGATTTGAGAAGGCAGTGGAGTCCATTTCGAATGGCAAGTACACAGCAGAGCAGTTGGTTTCCAACTACGCACTCACTGAAGTTCAACTCAAAGCACTTGCCCTATGAAATGGCATCCATCGCAAATCGGAAAGCTGATGACTAACGGAAGGGGGAATTCAGAGATGGGTGAAACCGCCAAGAGTTACATCAGACAGTGTGCGAAGGAGGACTTCTATAACTACACCACTGAGCTGAACAATAAGTATATCTTCAAAGGTAGGGAGCAAGAACTCGAGTCAATCTCCCTACTCAATGCAGTACGCTTCACTGACTACCAAAAGAATGAGACAACAGTCGAGAATGACTATCTCATCGGCACAGCTGATATTGTCCTGGAGAATGCAATCATCGATGTCAAAACATCTTGGTCATTGGATACGTTTCCAGCAACACCTGATGAGGGATACAAGTCAGATTATGAGTGGCAACTGATTGCATACATGATGTTGTATGACAAGGATGTGGCTGAATTGGTGTACTGCATGGTGACCACTTGGGATGAATACCTAAACGAATGGGAGAACCTTTCGCTGCACCGAGTTGATCACATTGACCCCGAGAAACGAATCACTGTCTTGTCATGGGTCAGAGATGAGGACAAAGAGATTCAGATGATTGAGCGATTGAAGTTGGCATCTGAGTATTATGATGAGTATTATCAACAATTAGTAAATAAATAAATCAAGAACATGGAAGAGTTAAAAGCAAAAGGCACAATCCACCTAATCGGTGAGCCAAGACAAGTGAGTGAGAAGATGAACCTCGTTGAGTTCGTTCTCAGTATCGGAGACAAGTATCCTCAGTTGGTACAGTTCCAAGCAGTGAATGAGAGAGTGAAGTTCCTTGATGGAGCCAAAGTCGGTCACGAGTGCGAGGTAAAGTTTGACCTCAGAGGTCGTGAGTACAATGGGAAGTTTTATGTGTCATTGAACGCATGGGACATCCGAATCGCATCAACAGCATCAAAACCTATCACTGATGAAATCGATGACGATCTACCTTTCTGAGGGTGAGAACATCAGGGAGTTCATCCAGCGTGAGTTGGACTCCCTTCTCGTCAAGAGGTACAAGATGACTCACATGGCTGAGGATATGAAAGTGAATTACTCGATGCTGTACCGATTCATGAATGGAAAGTCAGTGAGTGAGGAGTTCTATATTCAAGCATTTAAATATCTAATGAAATGAAGTACTTTATCGCCTATATTGGGACTCACAACGACAACCTCGACAAGTTGGTTGCAAGAGTCCACGACCTTTTTGAGATGATGCCTAATGTAAGTACTTGTATTGTGCTGACTGTATCAGATGAGGTACACATCTCCGAGGTGAGTGCTGATGAGTTTTATGCACAATATGCAAGTTTGAACTGATGGAACAGCAAATCAAAGACCCAATCCTTCTCAAAGTACTTGCTAAGTATTATGAACGCAGTGAGAGAGGCATCGAAAAGTATGGTCGCACTCTTGATCGTGATGACATTGACTTGATGGGATGGTTGAACCATCTCCAGGAGGAGTTGATGGATGCGACACTTTACATTGAAAAATTAAAACAATATGAACAAACAAATCGCAATTGAACTGGATGCCAGTGTCAAAGAAATCGCAAAAAGGTACTCCAATACCAATCGAGAGATGAACCATAACAATGAGACATTTGAGGTGGAGAGAGTCACTCCAACAGGTGACCACACAGCCAGTGTTGTTTTTAAAAAGACAGGAGGTAAGGTTGCAGTGGCTTTCTTTTATTACATTCCTAATGGCATGAGTAAAGGATGGAGGTACTTTTTCCCAACTGACTCGCATATCACAGGAATGAGAGCCTTTGAATGGCACAAGCTGATGGTTGAGAGTGAGAACTATGAATATAATTTCAAATAAGATGAAAATAACAATAGAATACGAAGACAAAGCCGAAGCACTTAACGCTATGCAAGGCGAAGACTGGCACGATGCAATGTACGACCTTGACCAAAAGCTGAGGGGGATAGTAAAACACGGATACAGTAGAAACAAAGAACTAACCGAAACCGAGCTGGAAGTATTTGCTCAATGCCGAGAGATGCTGAGACAAGTAATGAATGACAACGACCTAAATTTCAACCTATGAAACAAAAAGAATATAAACCAACCCGACAAGATAAAAGCAGAGAGGAGATGGGAGCATACAGCACAATGATACTGATGTCAGTCGTTAGTATTATTCTGATTATTTCTTTTATCTTTGACCTATGGAACTAATCACAGGACTCGCAATCGGATGGCTCATCGCTAAATTCGAACCACTACACTGGGTGATTGACTCAATCTTCATCAGATGGGAGTCTAAACTCGCTCAATACATTCACGCATCATTCGGGTGCTGGAAATGTACATCATTTTGGACCACTTTGATACTTACAAGCAACATAGTATATGCTGCACTCGTCTCAATGGTGGCTTATCTGATAACTCAATGGACACAGGACTGATAAATACTGACCTCGAATATATCGCAACAGTGATTGCGATGGATGATGCGCACCGCTTTAGCAAGAAAGCACTCCTCCCACTCAAGAAAATTAAGGAGCGAGTCGAAGGCAAGTCAGACCGAGAATGTTTCTGCTCCATGGTGAGGCGCAAAATATGGTACAAGGACTTCATAAATTGGTATGAAAGCATCTCTTGACCGATATATCACCAGGCACTATGCCGAGCTATTTCGATACGCTCGGTTTTTTTGTTCCAAGTACAATCCACGCATCAATCCCGATGTTGTAATCAACAACGCATACCTTCACTGCACGTCAATTCAGGACCCAGGACCCGACCCCGATGTCAAGGGACTCATGATGAACTCAATTAAGAGACAAGTGATGTGGCAGAACCTCGATACCAATCGACAGGAGCGAATGGCAGCAAATGAAACAGCTGTCCCCGATGTTATGGTTGATGATACCGACCTCATCGACAAGATAAACATCGAGAAGGAGTACCATGGATGGAAGTCATGCGTGGACATATACCGAGATTCACTCACCGACAATGTGAAGATAACAGTGGCGAAGGCTTACTTCGATGATGGCTACACAACAGCACGATCAATGGCGAAGTACTTTGATATCCCACCGACATCAGCTCACTACCTAATTGCAGAGATAAAAAACAACCTAAAAACCATATACAATGAAAATCAAAACCGAATTTCAGGGCAAGACCATCATCAAAAGGACAACACTCGGAAACAAAACCATCATTGTTGACAACATAGATGTCAGCAAGTACCGATATTATGTCAGCATAGGACTCGGATATCTGTTTGAAAAGGAAGCAGAGACCGCAACAGTGCCTGAGCCGATTCAATATACAGGAGTCGAACAGGATGAGCAAGTCGAAGCTCCAGCAGTTGAACCAAAACCAAAACGAAAAAGACCAGTAAATGCCACAGCCAAACGCAAACGAGCTTAAAGACGATTTTCTCACTCGCTGCATGGGTGATGAGGAATCCATCAGTGACTTCCCTGACAATGACCAGCGATATGCTGTGTGCAATTCATTGTGGGATGAGTCCAGGATGAGCGCACTCACCAAATATCGCCAAGCATTCGCTGAGGACTCATACAGCGACTATCCCGATTCAGTGCGCAACAATGCAAGACGAGGGATTGAACTCAATGAGCAGCTGGGCAACAAGTGCGCCACTCAGGTGGGTAAGGTTAGAGGGCAGCAACTCGCAAATAAGGAGCCAATCTCAGTCGATACCATCAAACGGATGTACAGCTATCTCAGCAGAGCAGAGCCGAACTTCGATGATGCAGCACCTGAGGACTGTGCATATGTTAGCTTTCTCTTATGGGGTGGAAAGACAGGACTTGATTGGGCAGAAAGTAAACTAAAAGGACTAAATCTAATATAATGCCAAGAGGAAAAAACATAGAAACACCCGAAGATATGTGGCAATTGTTCCAAGAGTACCGCAAATGGTGCAAGGACAATCCTCGATATCTTTATCAGCTATCCAATAAGACAGGTGAAGCTGTTCCTGTACCGCTTGAGAGACCGCTTACTGTGGTTGGATTCAGAGCATTTGCAGCTGATAAGCATAAGAGTGTGGAGGATTACTTTGCGAATACTGAGGGGAGATATTCAGCGTACACCACAATCTGCCGCACGATAGAGGCAAACATCAAGCAAGACCAAATTGAGGGAGGCATGGCTGGACAATACAACCCATCCATCACTCAACGTCTGAATGGACTGACTGAGAAAACTGACATCACCAGTGGAGGGCAAAGTATCTCCGAGGTGAAAGTTAATATCATACGACCTACTGAATAGATATATTTAGTATCTTAGTGGTCAAATTGTCATATAAGAGAAAACTCTTGTACAGCTTTTTTATTGCCTAAACTTTGCGTATGGCTGCAATCACAATCGACAGCACTGTCATCTTCGAAAAGAACTACACTGCATTGGCTGACCCGAGCCTCAGGTTCATCATCAATGAGGGTGGCTCACGATCATCAAAGACATACAGCTTGTGTCAGATGATTATTGTGTACTGCATCCAACACCCCAACAAGGTGGTCAGTGTGGTACGGAAGACCTTCCCAGCTTTGAGGGCAACAGTCATGCGTGACTTTTTTGAAATCATGAAGGCTATGGAGATATACGAGGTGAGCAGCCACAACAAGTCTGAACACATATACACCTTCCCGAATGGCAGCATCGTGGAGTTCTTTTCAGTGGATGATGAGCAAAAGATTCGAGGAAGGAAGAGGGATGTCGGTTGGTGCAACGAAGCCAATGAGCTATGGTTCGAGGACTTCCAACAGCTCAACATGAGGACCGAGTCAAAGCTCATCTTCGACTACAACCCGAGTGAGTCATCATCCTGGTTGTATGACCTACCAATGGAGGAGAGCATCATCATCAAGTCAACGTACAAGGACAACCCATTTCTGCCCGACAGCATCAAGCGACAAATCGAGGACCTCAAGCGCACCGATGAGGCACTGTATCAAATCTATGCACTGGGTGAGAAGGCAATCAGCAAGTCGAACATATATTCGAATTGGACCTTCGTCAAGCATCGACCTGCTCGGTTTGTCAACTTCGTATATGGGATTGACTTCGGGTACAATCACCCCACAGCTCTCATAAGGGTGTACCACTGCGAGAATGACATCTACATCGAGCCTGTCATCTATGAGTCGTATCTGACCACAACCAACCTCATCGCTCGAATTGATGAGCTGGGCATCGAGAAGTATGTCACCATCGTGGCTGACTACGCACGACCTGAAATCATTGCCGAGATGAACAACGCTGGGTATGATGTGATGAATGCCAACAAGGTGGTCAAGAAAGGTATCGACAACATCAAGACCTTCGGGGTGTGGTGTCAGGATGACCCGAGAGTCAAAAAGGAATACGAAAACTACAAATGGAAAAAGGTCGGGGACCTCATCATGGATGAACCTGTGAAGCTGTACGATGATGCCATGGATGCCATCCGATATGCCACGACTCACATTCGCCATGAGTACTATACCGATGATTCATACTTTGCGTTCTAAACACTTGGCATCGAATCTGCAACATAGGATATGGCAATATACAATCAATCATGGCTCCACACCATACTGCATGACCTGAACGGGTCGGTGGTCAATGAGTCACTTTGGCAGTCCATCTGCTTTCACTATGGAATCACAGCAACGGTCAATGGGTCATGGCTCCAAGCACTGTGCGAGTTCTTTGATGTCAACCACGATCTCGGTGAGGGATGGATTCAATCCTTGGCTGAGGACTTCGGTGCGACTGCTCCAGTCAACGGGTCGTGGATTCAGGCTCTTGCTATGGAGATACAAGCGAATGCTGATTTGATTGACCTACTGATTGCGAGAATCAATGCCGAGGGTGGAGTCCTGGAGGCAGAGCCTTGCCTTGAATTAACATTAAACCAATTTGATATATGAGCCTATTAGATACCGCTTCCTTAATAGTAACACCAAACGGGTACAAAGAAGGCAAACTTTATTCCGTTATTCCATCCGATGGTTCGGGCGATATGTCCGTAACAAGAGCAACAACTGCAACAAGAGTTAACTCTGCGGGGTTAGTTGAGTTAGTGCCTTATAATTTGTTGCAATATAGTCAGCAATTCACTAATGCAATTTGGACACCGAGAAATGGAACCTTTACCGACAATTTCGCAACTGCTCCCGATGGCACTTTGACTGCTTCACGATGGGTTGCTACTGATACAGACCCTTATGTTTATCAAGGATTTACGGGTAATGGTGGAAATTATGTGGCTTCGGTTTACGTTAAAGGTGTTGGT